ACGAGTCTTAATTCCTGTATCTTTAAGAAGAGTTGTTGCTAGTTCATACAGATGTTTTTCCTTTGATAATCTTTCCCTCTCTTCAGTATATGTCGTAATATTTTCTTTTATACTTTCAAGTGCAGATTTCTTAATATCTATATTATCTATCATTTGTGATATTTCATCATTTTGATTAGAAACCTTATTGATGTATTGAGTACATACTTGTATACTGTTTTGATTCTTTATTATATCATTTTTAAAGTTTTGTATTTTTTCAAGAGTTTTATCAATATCATCAGTTCTATGTTTCATTTTACTAAGTTTTTCGCCCAATTTAACTACTCCACTACTCAACTGGTGCATTTTACTATGAAAATGTTCAATCATTTTTTCACGAAAATCCTCTGGTATATCTTGCCGACATACATTACACTCTTTATTATTTTCGTAAAACTCTATGTCTTCTTCAGATTGAAGAACACCCCTTTCAATATCGTTCTTATAATTAAATAATGATTTAACTTCTTCTCTTACTTTAGATTCATCAGATATAGATATATTAAATTTTTCAATTTCTTGATCAATTTCTATATTTTTCTTTTTATAATCTTCCAGATAATCTTCGTGTTCTTTTATGTCTTTTTTATTTTTTTGAATTTGAGAAGTTTTATTTTCTTTAAGCTTTTCAATTAAATGTTTAGTTGATTTCTCTTCACCTCTAGTCAATCCAAGTGAAATGTCAACCGTTCTTGTATTATCTTTGTTAACAACAACCTTACTTTTTAGAAATTGATTCATTACAGAAAAAATTTCAATATCAAGAAGATCCTCAATGATAGCTCTACGATCAGAAGTTTTGAGTTGCATAAAGGGAATGAAAGAAGAACTACCCAAAAGAACAATCTGAGTGAAAGACTTATAATTTAATTTTAGAACCGTTTTCTCAAGGAATTCTTGATAATCTCTAACAGCTGCGTCTTGATTTAAAAGAGAACCATCCAAATATATTTGAAAAAAGTTTTTCTTTATACCTCTTTTTACTATATATTTTTTGTTACCAATACTAAATTCAATTTCTACAACAGTTCCACCTTGATTTATGGAATTGATAAGTTGTACCTTATTGATTGATCTAAATGGTCTACCAAATAATCCAAAAGTTAAAGCATCTAATATAGTAGATTTGCCCGTACCATTGTCACCAATTATCAGAGTATTTGAATTTTTGTTAAGAGCTACTTCAGTAAAAACGTTGCCAGTACTTAAAAAGTTCTTCCAACGAATAGTTTCAAATTGTATCACTTATCCTCATTAAGAAGTTGAGGTTTATTATCATGCTCAAATCTATATTCTGTTTTACTCAAACCATCTTTCAATATGAGTCCTACCATCTTATTGAAGGTAATATCTCTTTCATGTGCCTGAAGAGCAACCCTTTTAAAATCATCATCTGAAAGTTCTATATCAACTGCTGTGTGAGGTGTTTCATCTTTACCAAGTTCAACTGACTGGGGCCAGTTTGGTTTAATTCCTCTACTTCTTTTTTCTCTTTCTCTTAGTCTTTCTATTTCATCCATATCATAATTAGACATATCTTCCATCCTTTTTTTTAGTATTTCTACATTTATTGTTGTCATACTGTTTCTAAAGTTAATGATTCATTATATAATGAAATTAGTAAATTGTCAAGTTCTTTTTTATTATCTATATTTAATGAATTGACATATTTGGAAAGAATGGTAAGTGTATCTTCTGCTTCATTTATCATATCATCTTCAATATCTAAATCTTGGTCAAAGTTTTCTACAACTGAAATATCAGCCACATCAACAGCATAAAGTTTATCCATCAAAGTATCAAACCAAAATGGATTCTTTTTATTCATTATTACTATTTTTATATAGCAACCTTTATAAACCGAATAGTCTTCATTTTGAATAGATTCCAGAGTCATCTTTTCATCATCGTAATAAATCTTATGAAACATTTCAAACGGATTTTGAATGAATTCTATCTCTCTGGTTTTTGTATCAAATATATGAAATCCTTTTGTATCTTTATAATCAGACCAAGTTATTTGATATTGATTACCAAGATAATAGATGTTGCCATTATCAGACTTGTGATGAAAGTGACCACTAAAAGCCATATCAAACTTTTTGAATATACTTGCATCAATACCACTTTGACTATACTGACCTACATGCATTTCAAAACCTTTAACTTCTAAATGTCCAAATAATATTTGAGCAGTTGTTTCTTCTATAGCTTTGAGGGATTGTTCTTTGTTTTCATCACATATCCAAGGTTGTATAAAAAGTTTAGTTCCATCTATTTCAATTTCTGTGGATTCAGAATAAACATGAAACTGATGATTGTCCTCTAAGCGAAGACCGTCCAAACTATTTACTAGATTTGTATTACGAAAATAAGTATCGTGGTTTCCAATTATTAGATGAAGATTTATACATCTACCATAGCATTGGTCAAAGAACATCTCCCTCATTTGGTATACCGTTTTCCAATTGATAAACTTACGCCTATCAACAACATCTCCAAGATGAATAATGGTTCTAATTCCTCGTTCTTCTAAAGTAGGAAAAAATATATCTTCAAAGAACTTTCTAAAGTAATTTGTGAAAGCTTGACTGTCATTACGAGCTCCAAAATGTGTATCATTAATTATTGCTACTTTATTATTGGATGTAAAATGTGGATTCTTCATGCTACCATAAAATATTCAAGGTTAATGTTTTTAGTTGGTTTTTTAGCTACACTCTTCGCCTTCTTTGCATCCTCAAAGTTTTTGATAAAATCATACATATTTGCTTTTTGGTCAGCATTCATTGTTTCTTGATTATATCCTTTATCGCTATCATTTACAGATATTTCTACATTTTCAGATAAAGATGGAGAGCTTTCCATAGTTTTATATTTTATATAAAGTTGTTTTTTCTCTTTCTGTATCCTTCTAATAAAAGCATAGTAGATAATTTGAGTAAAATATGCAAATGGGTTAGATGATTTTTCTGAATTAAAATTCTTTATGTATTGAACACAATTTTCAATACCATCTGAAATCATATCATCCTTAAAAGCATAATTTATAAAATTAGGTCTGAAAGAAAGTCGTTGTGCTATCTTCATGAAACATTCACCAAGGTATTCTGAAATCATTGGTGGAAGTTCACCTTTGGATTTAGCCTCATCAAATTCACGTTTATATATTATCATTTCTTTCAAAAACTCTTCATTATCTATGTAATGTATTGATTTTGGTTTTACCAATCGGCCCTCCTATAAGTTGTCATTTTATATATTATAACATAATATCTAAGTGTTGTCAACCACTTGACAAAGCTCTTGACAGGTGATATAATACTAATGTAGGGTTAAATGAATCATTATTTATTAAGTTTTCAATTGTACGAAATATTCAGCTACAGGAAATCGTTCTTCCTCATATATTTTTTTCCTTTCCTCAAAATGATCTAATGTGTAATTGAAACTACTACCATAAGACAGATCATCAGCAATATCATATAATGTAGCTATATCTTTCTTTTTAGATTTTCGTAATCCTCGACCTATTGACTGTAGATTTCTGATACGGCTCTTAGAAGGACTAGCGAAAACGATGTTATGAAGATTCCCAATATCGACGCCAACACTAAATACACCGTAGCTAGCAACGATAATTGCATTTCGTTCTGATTCAATGATATGTCTAATTTGTTCTCTTGTATCTGCATCCGTTCCTCCATGAACGAAAAATATTGTTCTACCATTTGATTCCTCCTTTATCATATCGTAAAGTATTTTTCCATGTTTTTCAACAAAACGAAATAGAAGAAGTGTATTAGTCTTTAAATCTAGAACTAATTTTTTTATAAATGTATTTCTAGCCTCTGATGTAATTAAGTACTCTAATTCTTCTTGATAACTTATTTTCCTAAGATCATGACATATTGAATCTGGATGTCTTAGTAAAATTGCTTTGATAGTAAATGGTGATAGATGCTTACTGTCTATAAGTTTCTTTGTTGAGGTGACCTTGTAGACCTTACCAAATAACCCCTCTAAAACCAATCTATGAGTTAGTGTTCCGTCTAATGTTCCAGTTGTTCCTATACGATATTTTGCATTAATACATTTGGTCATTATAGATGTAAGAGATTTTGACTTAAAACCATGAGCCTCATCTCCAATCACAAGTTCATATTGTTCAAAGTATTTTTGTTGCATCTTATAAATTGACTGCCATGTTGATATTATGACAGGTAACTCAGAACCTTTATCTCTTCCAGCAAAAACCGTATGACAGTTGTTTGCTACATCAAATCCATATTTTCTAAAATCATCATACATTTGAGAAACAAGAGATATAGTAGGAACTAAAATAAGAGTTTTTAAATTCAAATACCTTATTAGTATATAGATAATCAAAGATTTACCGGAAGCTGTTGGTGAAAGTAAAAGTGCTTTGTGGTGGGTTAGAGCATG